GTACTTCATGTTGTAACCATGAAGGGAAAAAAATCAAGGAATTTTCAACAGGTTCCCATTGTACGCTGTGAGCGAGGTGTATAGAGGCTTTATCTGTTTTTGGGGGTGATAACACCTCTGACTGTGGTTTAGGCTCTAGAAACACAATATTTCCACACTTTTTAGGAGCTTTAAGATAAAATACACCAGATAAATAGTTGTATGGATGTGTATGAACATTGTTTCGTGATCCTGGTGGATTTATCATACCCCACATACCCGTCATCTCAGGAACATAATTGTGTTTGACATCTAGGTGATTAAAACAATCTTTTGCATATTTAAGAATATCACCAACCAAAGGACGAAACTTTTTAATATTATATATTTCATCATGACTATGCCAACCACCGACATTGGACCGCGGCATACCTTTCTCGTCTTTCTCTCGTAGTTGATAGATGCTATCAATAAGATGTTTGTGGCCTTCAAGTTGTAATGAAAATATGGGAGTAATAAATAGAGAATGTAAATTAATCAGAGTTGTCCTTTCGTGACCTCCATAAAACTTGCTATAATGTGCACCTGATTGGCAGCATTGGCTTGAACTTTAAGAACATCACTTTCTTGCAGAACTAAAGGTTGAGTCAATAATTCTGTTGTTGTGTTTGTAGCAACACTCTTTGCTTTGAATACTTCAAAGGTTGCAGAAGCTCGGACAACTTCAACATCAACTAAAGTTGTTGAACCAGAGTCATTACAAATTAAAAGAGATTTTACTACATCCGTAGTAGGCGGAACGGGTGGCGTTGCACCAGCATCAGCCGTAGGAACTGTTATAATAGTTGTTAAATCTGTTGTGGTGATATCCACCATTGCGCTTTTAAAAGTATTAGCCAAGGAAAAAAGCCTCCGACTGTGATTCTTCTTTTAAATCTTGTTGGTAGTTTGTGTTAAGTAAAAGAATTATTTGATCTAGTAACTGCACCATTTGATCAAACTGATTGGGACTATACTCTTCTGTTGCATTTGGTAATCTTGTAATTGTTATTCTAGCCATTATCTTCTTCCATCTGGTCTAAGTTGTAGCTTTGTAGATCCAAGTCTCCAAGCTGTGTCGTTAACTGTGTTAGTTTCATATTTAATTTTAACTGCTCTTCCTCTGCCTCTTACATCAATTTTTTCTGTAGTGCTAGTAATACTCCCTGTTGTAGATACATTAGCTGCAGATTGTGGATATTGCTCAAGAGTTAAAGTAGCTGTCATTGTATTAGCAAGATTATCAAAGTCTGGAACCAATCTACTAACTGACATCAACTCATCCCCATCAGCAATCTCAACAGATCCAGTTGTTAAGAAAGCAGAAATAGCTGTTCCATCTGCTTGATTGTTACCTGATTCATGTTCATAAACATAAGAAGCTCCTGCAGTCAAACCTAATATAGTTGATACATTAGCTGTTATACTTGCATCATATTCTGTAGCAATAGGATTTTCATATACATAAGCACCCAACCAAGTTGTTCTTCCTAGATTAACAGTGTACCAAGTATTTTCTAAATAGTTATAAGCAACTGCTCTATCTATCTGTGTAGCATTTGCTGAAGGATAATACCAAATAATTTCATTAAAGGCAGTATTAATACCACAAGCAATATCAGCTTTGTTTGTATAACTTAAATCATCAAAAACGTAATCCTGTACAGAACATGGCATTTTTTTGACAACACCATCATACATGTAAAAAGAATTATCAGACATCCAATATGCTCTACCATTTACTTCAATAGCAGCGTGTTGTGCTATTAATCCACAGTTTGCACCAAGTTGTCTTAAACCAAAAGTAAAAGGTGTACCAACAAACTGAACACCGTGAAGTGAGGTATCTGTCCAAACTAATATTTGACCTGATGATTTAACAGCACCTACTATTCTAGAACCATCGGATATACGTAGTGAACCAGCTTCATTTGTTGCTACTGGTGTGTAGTCAGTAGCATCTTCTCTGTCAGAAAATCTAAATAATAAATCATCTTGCGTCGCACTATTACCTATAGTTGTTTCCGTGCCAAAAATCATTAAATGTCTTGTATCAGTAGATACCAAACTAAAACGTGAAGTAGTAGGAGCATTAGATAAGGCTGTAGCTCTTGCAGTTATTGCTCCAGAAATATCTTTTATGAATGTTCCTCCATCTAAAACAGTAGCAATTAAATCTTCACCAAAATTATCTAAAGACCAATTACGTCCTGCAACAACAACGTTTGAAGATGATCTTGGTGTATTCCAAGTACTTAAATTCCATGTTAATGTTCCCCAACCATAACCATAAGTTGAAGCAGTAGGTCCTGTGTTAATTTGATACGCAGCATTTCCTGTTCCACCACCACCTGATGTTGATCCAGAAGCCGTGCTTGTATGCGTTACTGTATAAGTGCTTGAAGAGGGGACTGTAATAACTTCAAACTCTTGATTCATGTCTAATCCGTCTATTGAACTAAAAGAATCAAAAGTAACAAAATCACCTACTAAAGCGCCATGACTAGCGTCTGTTACTGTAACTGTTGTTGTGCCGTTTGTTGTAAAAGGATTTGATAATCCTGATGCTGTTTCTCTTATAGGAGTAATATCATAAACGGCTCCTTCGGAGTATAAATATAGTTTTCTGTCTGTGCCTAAAGCGAGATATCTGGTTCCGTCTAGACCAATCCAGCTATGCGTATCACGGACCACGCCCACAATAGTTTCATTAGGATTTGGTAAATACGACCAGCCTTTCCATCTTTCAGGTTTACCATAGTGAAATCGAACAAAGTCGGAATCAACATACTTACGTTGATCCCCTGCTGAATAAGCAGTATCTTGTTTATCAATGCCTGGTTGGAACTTTAAATCGACTAATTTCATGTTGGAGTATACTAAATTATTTATTGTTTTGTGGCAAGAATTGAGTACCTACATGACCTCTAAATGAGTAATTACCCATGTGTGTCATACCACTAGCAATATCAGCATATATTTTACCACCTATTTTTTGCCATAAACGACAAAAAGCATAGTCTTCAGACAAATATCTTTTAGTGTCTGGCTCTATCATTGTATCAAAAAAAGCATAATTCCAATCAGAATTATCGTGATATCCAAATGTTTTGTCATGAGGATCTCCTAAATGTTGATCAGATTTAAATCTAAGATGAGGATATGCCAACGCCATTTTTTTAAAAACGTTTCTTTTTATTAACATAAAACCTGTTGCACCATCTAATACTTCAATAAAACCTTTATTTACAATTACTTTTTTTGGATTTTTAATATTTAAGTTATATTGTAAGGAAGCTGCATGTAATTCATCTTCTTTAATATCTGGATTATCCTTTACTTTTTTAATAGCCCTTGTCCAATCAATAACTTTTCTTGGATAAACACCTGTTACCACGTCCTCGTCTAAATCTAACATACGAAAAACTGATTGAGGATCAAAAGATAAATCAGCGTCTATAAATAAAAGATGTGTATATTTCTCTTCATCCATAAATAATTGCACTAATGTGTTACGAGCCCTTGTTACCAAAGACTCATTACCTATAGTTCCAAATTGTAGTTCTACTTTTTTTTGTGCGGCTAAAGCTGTAAGTTGTAAACAGCTTTTAAAGTAATCGGCTGTAAGCATATTACCATAACAAGGTGTACCAATAAAAATTTTATTCATTTTCTTTATAAAAAATATTAAGCGTAAACCTATTAGAGCTATCGCCAAAAGATTGTAAATCAGAGTGCGATATTTTTGCACCATTAAAAAACAAAGCTCTATTTTCTACAAAACCAATATGCGAAGATAAATGATTACTGTGCATAAATCCTGTTCCATTATTTAAAAGAGGTTCACCTTTTACAAACAAAAGAAAGTTTGCAACATTCTTTTTGTCATCATCCACATGAAACAAAGGTTCTTCTTTATTTTGTCTGGAGTGTGCACTAACTGATATAGGTTCAAGGTTTCTATGCGGAAAAAAATATTGTTTGATAAGTTTTAATAACGGATCATCATGAAAACTTCTGGGAAAAGTGTGCCTAAAACCATACACTCGACCTTCAGGGTCAAGAACCTGTTTATAATTTAAGTTAGTTAATGTGTCTTGCAATGACTTTAAAGTTTCTTTACCCAAGAAATCATCAACATACATGACAAACTTTGTGTTTTTATTGTGTTGCATAATCTACCTTTAAATATTCTATTTTTTTTAACCAACCTTTGGGTATGGCTATTGCACCACCACCTGTG